GGAATGTTGATTTTGTGCTTTGAGATTGCATCATAATACCTCTTAACATATAACATTCTGGTTTCTTTTGGATATTCTGCAAAAATAGTTGCAGAAATCATCATGTACATGAATTGTGGTGTTTCATATATTTTTTTGGAACTACGGTCTTGAACCAAATACTTATCAACTATCTGACGTAAACCTGCATAAGTGAACAAATAATCACGATTGTGTTTAATATATTCACCAAGTTTATTAAGTTCATCTTCAGTATATTTTACAAGAATATCTTTGTCATATACACCTAAATCAACACACTTTTTAATGTGTTCCAAAAATGTAGGATATTCTTTAATTCTCCCATACAAAGATTTTCTAATTGAAAAGAGAAGAAGTCTTGCTGCAACATATTGATAATTTGGATTTTCCAAATCAATTAAATCTGAAGCAGAACGAATCAAAATCTCTTGAATTTCTGCCGTAGTAATTCCATCATAAAGTTGGATTCCCGAAGTCATTTCAACTTGACTTGCAGAAACACCAGAAAGATCTTTACAAGCTTCATCAACCATTAAATGAAGTTTATTCAAATCCAAAGGTTCATTATTTCCATTCCTTTTTACTACCTTAGTTCCATTGCTCATAATAGGTTTTAAATGATAGGGTATTTGCAGATGATATTTTATTTTAGCACAGAAAAAATTAAAAGTCCAAATCAGGTAGGAGTATTTAACATTTTTTCCATTGGGTAATTTTTAATTTTGCCATATTTCCATAATAAGTATTGTTTTTGATAATATCCATTATATTATTCTCTGGTAAACCAGAAATAACTAAATCGTTAATATCCTTTTCAGTAAGGTCGTTGGGCCAAATAACAATTGGAAATTTATTACTGATTGCCTTTTCCATTCGTTGAACAATTTGCTTATTGCGTTTTTCGTTATCGTAAACCATTACAAAATCAGTTTCAAAGTTACTAGTGAAAAACATATAGTCAATATCTGCCCCAACCATAGCAATTGCATTATCTAAAAACATACTGTCAATAGGACCTTCAACAACATAAACAGTTTTAGTATAATTTACCTTATCCAAACCATATATTTTTGGATGATGGTCGTCTAAAATGATTGTAATATACTTAACTTTTGAATTTTTATTTAAGCTTCTTCCTTGAAATCCAAAAATCTTTCCGTGATTAATAAGTGGAATAATGATCCTTGGTTCATCCTCATCTAAATTATCAAATGTGTGTTTTTTTGTGTTTGTCCATTCTTTAAATTTTTCACAAAAATACAATTCGGAAAAAAATTTTTTTGGTATTTTTCTATTTTCCAAATATTCTCTTGCAAAATGATCACCACTTAACTGTGCAATAGTTGGAAGATCTAATTTATCATCTTTTTTAGAAAAATCAGGTTTATCAAATTTAATTTTTGGTGGTGCTACGTTTGAACGCTTTCCAGTTGTTCCATTCTTATATCGTTCCATTACATATTGATCATAAAGAGAGGAATCCAAATCCTTTAATACATTTGGAAAAGATTTAGATATTCCACAATTATGACATTTGTAATTGTAATCATTTTTTAGTCTGTAGATATATCCCCTTGTCTTATTTTTATTTTTTTGGGAGTCACCACAGTAAAAACATCTAAAGTTGTATAGTCCATCTTTGACTTTTTTAAATTTTTGAAGTCTAGATGAAATAAGTCCAATATACTTGGAATCAACAATTTCCATTACAAAGCAACATCACTTTCCTCTCTGTATTCTAGCAGGTTGAAGGTCTGGTGTCAAAATATCTACAACCATAGATGACTGAGAAAACGCAAAAGATACTACCATCGCAATCCCAACAATTATCCAACGAAATTTTATAAATTCCTCCAATCTAGTTTCAATTTTTTGAATCTTATCTGAAACTGAACTATATTGTTCTCTATTCTCATCTTTGAGTTCATCAATCAATCTAGTGATTGCATCATCTTCCCTATGACATTGCTCAATTCTTTCCTCATGAACAGCAAGCATTTTACTGATATTTTGACTCGTCTTACCCATTATCTGAATGGCTTCATCTATCTTTCTCATCATAACTTCATACGAGGAAAGTCTCTCCTCAAGTACAGCAATTTTAGTGTCTGCAGAAGTATTTGGATTGAACATGTTTGTGGATTGGTGTATTACTTGTTCAATTAAGTATTTTATATTATTTATTTTTTCTTCTCTGCATCTTGGCAAGATCTTTAAAAAAAGGATTCCATTTTTTTTCCTTTCTTTTTCTCAAATCCACAGGAGGATTATCTGGGGGAAGACCAGCAATGTTTATTTGACCAGGAGGATTTGTAGAATTTGTTGGTGCCCCAGAGGCCATCATTTCTTCTTGAAGTTTATTTTTTATTAGTGAATAAACTTTTCTGAATGCTTTTTCTTCCATTAGATCGAATTAAGTTTTTCTAAAAAATCTATGTCAATAGGTATGCTGTGCATTTCAGTTTTTGGTTGATCTGGAAGTCTTCCAAGATAAACTATAAATGTTTTAACTATAGACCAGAACTCTGGGTCCATCTTATAGAATAACAAAGGTGTGGCAGCATCACCAAATATATTATATAAAATAATAAAATGGTTAATTAAAAGAGGAACATTCAACTCTCCAAAGTTTTTGTACTTCTTTAATAATTTTTTTATCCATCTAAATCTTTTCAAATCATCATAAAAATCCTCTTTCGTTGTAGATTGAGGATTATCATAATATTTAATAGCAAATAAGATATAATTATCTTCATTCAATTCATTAAACTTCATATGTTATTAAACAGAGACTGAGAGTGTTGCTGCATTTGAAGTCTTAGGAGCAGCAGCATCTGAACTAATAGTAACTCTATACAGATAACCATCATTTGAATCATCCATATTTGTAACACTTAACGAAGAACTATTAGTTCCAACATTAGTGAATGTTGTTCCCCCAGCAGTGGTAGATTTCTCCCACTGATAAGAAAGTGTTGCAGAAGGAGTGGCAGATGCAGTGACAGTAAATGTTGCTGTATCAGGGACTGTAACTTGTTGTGATTGTGGTTGAGCACTAATTGTAATATATCTATCAAAAAGTATTGCATCATCTGCAGCATCACCAGTTGATGTCAATGAACTAGTTCCGGTTGTAATTCCAGACATCGCAACAAGAACTTCACTTTTTGTTCTTACTTGATTTTGAGCATCTACGTAGGTCTTAATTCCAACCCATCCGACGTGTGCTACAAACTGTACACTAGCACCTTCGTATTCGTCTACACCAAACACTCCATTTGTTGACAATGATGTTGTAGTTGTAAGACCTGACCAATGCGAATCTTGCATTGTATATACAGGTTTTTGAGATAGTGTATATTGAGCACCACTAATTCCGAGTTTTAAAAATTGAGTTGATGCAATTGAAATAGTTGATGCCGAAGAAACTGCAGAAATAACTGCTTCACCAAGAGTACCACCAGCACCTATGGTTATCACAACTCCTGTAGTAACTCCAACCGCAAGAAATGATGATCCAGCACCAGTAATTGTTTTATTTGAATAGTTAACAGTTACTGTACCAGGAGAAAAAATGTCGTCCGCCTTACCCCAAAGTGCCATTTCTTTTTTTTCCGTAAGTTTTCCTAAATTTATTTATAAAAGGGGCAAATTAATAATTCACCCCTCTATCTTTTTTTATATTTTTACAATAAAATCAGCAATTTTTAAGAAGTGCCGTTCTTACTGTTGTTGCAATTAAATTATCAACATCATTATCAGTAGTATTCACATAACGGTCAAGAAGTTCACAAACTAATTTTTTTGTTTGGCAACTATTTAATGCTGCAAAGAGAATTGGTTTAACAACTGCTACTAATGCTCCCATATAACCTCCAGTATAGACAGTTATATTTATCAGCAATTCCAAGCTCTTAATGATTTATTAATTCTTGAATTTGGATCTCTTGCTGTTTTTTCAGAAGTTAACCTTTTTTTCATACCCTTCATTCTTGCACAAAAAGATTTTCTTCTCTTCCAAGACTTACTATTTTTCTTTAATTTTGATGGTTTTGTGGTGACTGCCGTTTGAAGTTTTGATCCAGGATTACTTCTTCTATATGAAGCAACACCAGCAGCATTTAAACCACCAGACTCCCTTTGACCCTTTTTAGTCTGCCAAAGTTCTGCTTTCTCACCGATTATCCCAAGAGTCAGTTGCGAGTTTTTTCTTTTTTTTTTTCGTTCTCTCGCAATTTTAATAAGTTTCATTGCAGTATCATACCCACAACTTTCATTTAGTTTTTCATCACTATGAAGATATTCAGATGCAGTATCGATGTAATCTGCTGCTCTAGTAATTTTAGATTGAACCCAAGCAGGCAATTGGGTATCAGAATTCTTTATCTTCTTACGAAGTGATTTGATTGCCCTTTCCATTGAATCAAGTTCAATCTTTGCCATATATCCTTCATCATCTTTCTTTTTTCCACTTTGAATTTCTTTATGATCTTCAGTAATTTGAGGATTTATTTCAATTGAGTTCTCACCTTTTAGTATGTCAATGATTTTTTCCTTGGTTTTAGATTCTTTTTTAGAAATTTCAATGATAAACTCTTCCTTCCAATTTGAGTATTCTTCCATTCTAGATTGTATTAATCCTGATTTAAGTGCTGGATTTCTTCTTGCTCTTTGACCCAATCTCATACCCCTTTCTAAATCAGTTTTTGGTGCAGGTGGAAGTCTTTTTGGTTCAGTTTGCCCTTGGGATGGCAAAAGTCCTTTTATATTAGGTTGTCCTTGGGGTGCCTCATCCTTTTGTCTTGCTTTTGGTCTTCTTCCAGGTTTACCAAGTTCTTTTTTTTGTTTCTGTCTCTCACCTCTTTCTTTTGCTTTCTTTTCTGCTGCTTTTTTTGCCATAAGTGCTCTGGCACCGTGATAACCAGCAGAAGCAAGACCACCAGCAAGAGAAGCAACATTTCCTACTGCTTTTCCATATGCTGATGCTTCATTCTCCTTATGGGAAATAGTATCTTGCTTTATTCCCTTCAAAGCAGATTTTGCTCTTTCTAAGTGCCTTTGCCCTGCCTTTTTTTTAATATTTTCTAATTCTTTCTTTTTCTGCTCCTCATATTTCTTTGTTTTAAATTTAAGTTGTCTATTTAAATACTTAGTATATGCAGATGTTTCTTTATCTGTTTTATTTTTCTTATCCTTATCCTTTTTCAAACTACTTGGCATATCATCAAGTTCAGAAACTTTATCTTCTAATTCTTTTTCTCTTTTTGTTTTAGCCTCTGAAATAATTTCTTCCCAGGATTTCATTTTACTTTAGATACTTTTTTCCTGCTAGTATTTATCTTTTTTTTCATTGTTGGACTAATTTCAACATCCGTAAAGGATCTAACAGGTTGCCCAGGAATCATAGATTGAGCATACGCTCTATATTCACAAGTTCCCACTTCATAAACCTCGTGTAAATCCTTCAACCAACTCTTAAACATAATCCCCTCTTTAGTGACACATATCAAATAATTAGTCCCTCTTCTAATTACTCTACCAACTAATCCACTATTAATATTTTCAACCAAAGAACCAATATCAAAAATATAATTTAATTTATAATTTTTTCTCATTCCCTCGTAATCGAGTTCTGGGACGATCCTCCACAATTCAGTGTCTTCAGTAACGTTCATAGAATTTATAACAGAATTAAAAAGTTCTTCCTTTTCTGCGTTATCCATATCCAATGGAAGACCAGTAGCAAATCTTTCATAGTCTTGAAGGGCAGCAGCAGTTCTCATCATTGCAGAAGAACCTGGATTCTCAACTTCACTATCTGGGTCTCTAACCCCAGAAGTAATTACTTCTATATTATTGAACTGATATTTTTCTCCATCTGCCTTATGGACTAAACTTTGGAATTCACCTAATCTTTCTTGACCAGTAACAACCACAACATCAGTATAACTATCATCGTGCAAAAGTCCCAATATATCGAAAATTGTTCTTGCATCTTCACTATCAACGATATAATCTTCATAATCAGAAAACATAGATTTCATAAAAGAAATCTTTGTTTCTGGATTTAATGGATTTAGAGTACCATCCTGTATTCTACTTGGATATATTCTATATTCAAATCCTCTTCTCTTTGCATTATCAAATCCAGATTTCAAAAGCATTAAATGATTTTTAGATGGAGGATTAAATCTCCCAACAACAATAACAACACCATTAACTGCTGGTTCCTCTGGTTCTGGTTCTGGTTGGTTGATTTTCTGTGGTATTATCGGTTGTTGCTTTTGTTTTTTTATTTCTTCTCCCGGAATACCATCTTTAGATATAGTATCACCTTGACCAAAAAACTTTAACTTACCTTTAATTGTTTTTGCAACAAAATTTCCCTGCTTATCATACCAATCACCGTGCCCGTTTCCAACTAGTCCACGGTTTTTTGCTTCGGTAGATGATAGGGTTTCTACTGCTTCTTTTATAAATTGAGAGAAACTCTTCATTATTACTTTTGTTTTAAGTATTTATTATTATAATCTCCCCAAGGAAACATTAGCAAGTGATGGTTCATAATATTTAGAAGATGCCTTATTTGTAATAAATTGTATCTTAAATCCAGGATAATTTGGCATCAATGCAGAAGAATTTTTAGAACTAGGGGTAATTGCCAAATAAACATTATCTCCCATTCTAATTATATCGTTAGAAATTTCTTTATATACTATTGCAGAATACACACCTAGTCTATAATCCAGTCCACCTCCAACTCTTCTCGTCTCTGAAAAATTTAACTTACTAAATGATTGAATTAAAATATAATCAACTTTATTTCCAGAATCTCCAAAACAATATTTTTTTATTTCACCAACTGTTGCTTTTGTTCTAATGCCTTCTACTGGGTTGCCGGTAGAGACATCAGTTATAACACCTCTTCCATTTTTATTAGAAATAGAGACAATATTTGATTTTACCAAATGATCTAAAATATTCTTTGCTGCAGAATATGTAGCAGAACTACTCCAAAAAGAAAAATTTTCTTTTTTTAAAGATATATTAATTACTCTATTGTTCTTAGTTTTAATTCTAACATCAGATTTGCCAAGTTCTTGCCCTATTCTTTCAATTGAAGTAATACCAGTTATTGCATATTTTTGTTCATAATTTTCATATAATAATATATTTAAATTTGGATCAAAAATACCAGGAATTCCAATAGCATTTTTTGCTTCATTAATTTTTTGAACTTGGTCGTTTATTTTTGAAACAAAATACTCTTCATTTAAAATTCCAGGTTGATCAAGTTCTGCAACTTTTTGTTTTTTTGCTTTCTGACTGTTAAAAAATATTTCAAATTTAGAAGTTGATCTCTGTAAGGTTAATATAAAATCTACTCCCAGAATATTGGATTGTCTTCCAGTGACAAAAACACTTTTTCCACCCAATAAAACATCCGTAGCAAATAACTTAGTTATATCATCATAAATTCTTTCTAAATTAGAAGCATATTGATACTTCACAGTCAATAATATTTTACTGTCACTTTTTTTCTTTAAATCATAAAATCTAGACCTAATATGAGGATATTTTTGTATTTGAACTGCACTAGATTTTAAAATATTAATAACTGTATTGGAATTTAATAACCTATATCCGCTACTATTAATAATTGCCATCAAAAATCCCTAGTTTCTTTTATTTAGAAACTAGGGATTTAGTATAATCAGTTTTCCACTACTTGACTAATTGCATCATCAAGGTTAACAATTACTTCACGAATTTCAAACACACGAGGGGGAACTGTATTTACATCAGTTGTATAACCTTTCTGTGATTCGAACAACACCTGACGAACTGCAGCAGCAGAACGAACATCCATTTCAAGTTTTACTTTACTCATTATTTCTCCTTAGATACATAATCTTTAATATAGTTTGGATAAAGTTCCAAAAAACCATCAACTAGGTCATCTACTAGTTTGACCTTAATAATATTTCCAGGTTTTTCGTCAATATCTTCACCTTTGTAATAAAAGGTTTTCACAGGTCTCCCTCTACACGATTTTCAGATTTATAAACAGAAAAAGTTCCTTCAGGATAACGAGCACTCAGTTTTTCAAAATTCATCTGAAGAATTTCTTCAAAGTTAGTATCGAGTGCCATAAATGCTTGAGCAAGATACCAGCAGATATCTCCAAGTTCACGCTTCATATGAAAGGTACTTTCCTCATTGTAAGGTTTTCCCTGAAGAATGATTTTTTTCACAACCTCAGTAAATTCTCCAGCTTCTGCACTCATGCCTAGAGAAGCAGTAAGAAGACGAGGAATATCAACGTCTGCAGTTGTTTCCAGTTCAGTAATGCGGGAAAGTAGTGCTGCTAGATCACTACTTGCTGGACTTGTGGTTTGTCGAACAAAATCAATATATTTGTTTGTGTCAATAACTTGAGTCATATTAAAATTTAAATCCCTCAAATGATTTTTTAGATTTGTTTTCTTCTTGGTAATCATACTCTTCTTCCTGTCCAGAGTCAAGTATATCTTTTTGAGCATTTTGCTCTACATCATATAAACGCATTTTTGCTCTATCAATCCCAATTACAAATCTTTTATTCATAGTTGGGTCATTATAACGATTTTTAAGTTGCTTAACCATAATTTGATTAAGTTGCTCCAATTCTTCAGTGCTAATAAGAGCAAACATAAGGTCAGCAGTTGCAGGAAGACCGAAAGACTCTGATGTATCAGTCAATTCAACATCACTATTGCCATACCCAGAACGAGTCGTCTGAGTGGCACTAACGATAGGAACATTAAACTCCACAGCAAGACCACGAAGTTCTTCAGCAATTGCTTTTACAAAAGTATAAGAGTTAATATTGCTACTTCCTTTGTATCTAGATGAAGCACAAATGTTCAAATAATCAATAAAGATAATATCTGGTTTAAATGATTTTTTAAGAGATAACTCATTTAATAGTGCCCTAAAATGTCCAGAATGTGCAGAAGCAGTAGGATATTCCTTTACAATTAATGAACCTTGTGTCTTTTTACTCAGTTTATTAATTTTAGTTTCAAACATCATCTTAGGAATTGTTTGAATATCCTGTATATTAATGTTCAACAAGTTTGCATCGATCCTCTCTGCAATCTTTTCCTCTGCCATTTCAAGAGTAATGTATAAAACATTTTTCCCTTGAAGCAGCACAGAACTGGCAAAATGACACATAAACAAAGACTTACCAACACCAGTTCCAGCAAGGGCAACATTAAGTGTCTTATTTGGCAATCCACCTTTTGTTATTTTATTAAAGTAATCCAAGTCAAATGAAATCTTGTCTTCTTTCCTATGGTAAGATTCAAATCGTTCTAAGTAATCATTCAAATAATCGTGTCCAATATGATTATCAAATGCTACAGAAAGTGCATCTTGAAGAATTGAGGGAATAGCATCTCTTGTTTTCTTTTCATCCTGCCCATCTGCGATTTTTATACTTTCCATCAATGCAAGATAAATTGCACGATCCCTACACCACTTTTCTGTTGTATCAATCAACCACTGCAAATCTACGGAAGAATCATCAAGACTTCTAATATAATCACAAATCATTCTATAAATTTCTTCTGTGATGTCGGTTCTTTTTTCCGTTTCAATTAGAATAACTTCTTTTGTTGCTAAATTTTCATAAGCAACAATGAATTTGCATATTTCTTCAAAAATTACTTTCTCGTGGATATTATCGAAATATTCATTTTTTATAAAGGGAAGAACCTTTCTACAATAATCATCATTAAAAAGTAAATTTCTTATAATAGTAGTCTCAACTTTTTCCATCATTTATAATTCAAATAAGCAGTTATAGTATATTTTGGATCACTTAATGGTGATTCTTGTTCTTGAATTGATTTATCCAATTCAACCATAAGAAAATTCCTTCTTTGCTGCTTCATCAAGTGCTTGCATAATTTCTTCAGTGAAATATTTTTCTGGATTCTCATTGATAGTTTTTCCAAACTGAGTAGTACCATCTCCTACATCATAACGAGTTCCTACTTTTTTGAAGATCTCATATTTTTCAGCAAGATCTATCAAACCATAATACTTATCAAGTCCACGATCATCATAGTAAAGACGAACTTCAACATCTTTATTTTCTTTACTCAATCTAGATTTGTGAGTTTTGCACTTGATAATATTTCCAACAATTTCTGTTCCATCTTTTTCTTTCTTTTTAGAAAGGTAGATAATTGTAGATGCCGCATATTTCAATCCAGACCCACCACTCATTTCTTTCATTGGAACATAGGATCCTACAACATCATATGTGTGATTGGTTACAATCATAGGTATCTTTGCTTGCCCAAGTTTAAGAGTTAGCATCCTAAATGCTCCCTTAACTAATTGTGATTTTGTCATATCTCTAACTTGCTTTTCATTTAGAGCATCCTCAATTTCTTTCTCAGTAGAAAGCATACCTAGAGAATCTAGCACAAACATACAAGGTTTGCGTTCTCCATCTTTTTTCTTAAGATAAAGATCTACTGCCTTCAATGCTTTAGATCTAAACTCTTCTATAGTCACAACATTGACAACTACAATCCTACTAGTATCAAGACCTCTACTTTCTAGTAGAGACTTAGTAACAGCAGCCTCAGTGTCAAAGTAGAGACAGTAACCATCGGCATTAGTATCAAGAAAGTTCTTAACCACGGCGAGAGAGAAAAAAGTCTTTCCAGTAGAAGACTCTCCAGCAATAGCAGTAATTTTA